TGGCAAGGTGCTAACTTCAAACTGAAACTGGTGAAGAAGGATGGTTACTGGAACTATGATAAGTCTGAGTTTGATCGTGTCGCTCCCCTCCTGGATGACGACGATGCTCTGGAAGCAGTCTGGAAGAAGCAATATTCTTTGACCGCTGTAACTGCTCCTGATCAGTTCAAGTCTTATGAAGATCTTGAAAAGCGTCTGAAGTATGTTCTTGGACAAAAGAATGCTCCTCGTCCTCGTTTGGATGAAGAGGTTGATGATGAAGATAATGATCGCGGTTCTTATACTCCAGACTTTACTTCACGTCGTCCCGAACCAGAACTTCCTGTTGTAAGTTCTTCCTCTAATGATGAGGATGAAGATGATGCTCTCTCTTACTTCCAGCGTCTTGCTGAAGAGTGATCATTCATAAAGTCTGATATTATCAGCACGTTTCAGGGTTTCACTCACATACTGAGTGGAACCCTCTTTATATGCCATAATTTCATCCATATCATTTAGAATGATACCAAGATACTCTTGCTTTAGAATAAAAATATTTCTTTTATTGTTTTCAAGATTTTCTTCGTATTCATAGTTGGTAACTGGAATCGCAATGTTTTTTGTATCTATCTGCGAGTCTGTTCCTATGTCATAATAAGAAACTGAATAATCTGATTGTACTTCTAAACCTGCCGGCACAATCAAAAATCCATTACTATTTCTTACTTCTATAGTTTCATAGTGATGAATTCCATTGTAAAGAGTATCATAATCTCCATACTTATCTAATACATAAGCATCGAAATTATTTTGTTCCATTGGCCATTCAGTTTGGACATTTAAAATATTATTACATAACAAGATTACCCAATCTAAAGAGGCATCAGCGTAAACTTCAAATGCCACATTATCTGGTCTATCATTTCCTTCTATTTTGTATTTGGTAAAGAAAGAGAGATCTTGGAAAATATCTTCTCTTATTTTTCCCTTTTTAAATAAATTTTTTACTTTAATAAAATCCCCGATTTTAGCATCGGGAAGTCTATTAACGTAATCAACTTCTGGAAGATATCTGAAATACTTTGCCATTTTAGAAACCTATAAATGTGTCTTTGTTCTTATCAATTTCATAATATTCATCATCAAATATAGGTTCAAGTTCTTGGAACTGTAGAGATAATCTGTATGCTGTCATTGACTTATCATCATCCGATGTTCCACCATAAGTCATATAAGTTCCATCTGGTGTATAGTCAACAGAACAAGAAGTTAAAGCACACTCTTTAAATGAGTTGAGATATGGATGTTGCTTCTGTCCTGCTGTTACATAGGAAATAGCAAATGTATGAGGTGCTTTTAGGAGCAGAGAAGTTTTACTTCTCTTTACTGACATTGATTGTTTAAAAGCACGAATGATTCTTCTAATCATCTTTGCTTCATCTCTACTTCTTGGGTAGAATGAAAATTGAAATGAAAAACTTCTTAATCCTGGACCATTGAATAAAAGTTCTAGATTATTATTAAACGCGGCACCATAGGCTCTCCCCGTTATATTTCCTTTTGTTGCTTCACTTAGAAATAAACCCTTAAGTGCTTGTTGGGCATCTCCTTCTTTTGCTGCTTTTGCTAGAGCTTCAGCACTTTTGTCAGTTTGATTTGCTGCTGCTTCAACACCTCCAGTAAAGAAAGCATCAGCTGCTTTGGCAGCTTCTGCTTGAAGTTGAGTTAATCTATCATCCTGCCAAGCAACAGTATTACCATCACTAATTCCTGATGGTATTGGAAGAGTAATTGTTCCTATTCTTTGTGAACCAGAAACTACAGGAATTCCACTAGATTCGAGTGTAACTATTCTTTTCTTTGTACTTCCAAATTGACCAGATTCTCCTTGAGATGAACTTTGTTTTGCCAATGAAGGAGAGTACTCTAAAATTGTAAATCTGATTGTATCTTGAACTTCAGCTTTTAAATTTAATGGGTACTTTAAGTCTTCTCCATATGCTCCTTTTCCAGATCTTGTATTTTCCTTATATACATTTTCTTCACCAATAGCTTGTGACTGTTCTGGAGTTAAACTTCCTCCCTGTTGGTTTTCTCCATCTCCAGAAGCAGGTGCAGTTGTAGCTTGGTTCCCGTTTATTTTTGAATCTGGATTTTTTTCATTGTATGAATCTACTCCATCTTTTAGATTCCTTTGCATGGAATCTTTTATTTTTAAAGTAGTCTGATCACTATATCCAGGCAATTGACCATTTGCTATTTCTTGAATACTATTATATTGTACTTTATTTCCTGTTCCATCATCATACTGGTATGTTATTTTTCCGTCAGTCTGAACAGTGTAACTAAGTTTTTGTATTAATGGATCTGTTGAATTTGAAGATAATGGAGTATATCCAGTTGCGTTTGTTGTGGTTATTGTCGATAACTTATTTTTCCCACTAGCATCCTTATACGTGTTATTCACGTACATTTGATCATTAGATAGGGTTGTGCTAGTTGCGTTCCAAAAAGGCATTAGAACTATAAACCGTTCTTTTTACTTATTTAGACGAAACTTTCCATACTGTAATGACAATAACTCGTCAAGTTCATTGTATTTTATAACGTGAAGTTTTCCAACAACTTCTTCCCAGGTGTATTGTCTCCCTTCTCTCCAATGAAAATTGATACCTTTAAATCCCCATCTTTCTAAAGAAGTACAAGCAATGAGTGGATGTTGGTCGTATTCAATATTTGGAGTCTTTGGACTGTATATAAAGGTATAAAATTTTCCTGGTTCTGGATATAAAACTTCTTCTTTAAATATTTCCATAATCATTAACATAATATCTTCTGGATCTTTAACTCCAGAACTTTCAACTCTCCTAAGAAGTTCTCTAGTTCTTGCTGTTCCAGTTCCTTTGTACTGACCAAAACCTTCCGCCATTATTTGATACCTAGTTCTTCTTCTGTGATAATCTTAAACTCTATTAGTCTATCATCACAAAATTCTTTTGCTGCTTTCCATTTTGCTTGATTAATTTCATAAGTAACACATTCGTGGATATAAGATTTTGTTACTCTTGATTTTTTCACTGGTGGTTTAGTTTGTTTTTTTGGTTTAACTTCAACAACGTATGTTTTAATTTGACCAGTGCTTTCTTTTACCTTTATTATAAAATCTGGAAAATACTTATGAACACGCCTATCTACTGGAGAGATGTATGGGATGTAAAATTCTTCACTTCCCCACTCAAGAATGTTTTCATTTAGATCACACCAGTGGCAAAACTTTCTTTCCCAACTACTGCGACAAATAATATTATTGGGATCTCCTTTATATTTTTTAGGGAAAGATGGTTTGTATTTACTTTTAATACTTTCTGCCATACATAATATATAAAGTCAAGAAGTATTTATAAATGCCCTCTTCAAAGAGCATTGCTGATATTAAATCAGCTCTTTTAAATCCGGCAACAACTTCCCACTTTGAGGTTGAAATTCCTCAACCAAGTGGACTAACTTCCGATTATCTTTCTTCTAATGGTGTTAGATTTGAGCAAGATAAATTAAATCTTCTTTGTTCTGATGCCATACTTCCAGGATCTACCTTTGCCACTCACGACATTTCTGGAGACTATCACGGAACTATTCATCGTCACGCTTACAGAAGATTGTATGATGATAGGATTGATTTAAGTTTTTATGTCGATGCTAAAAACTATTTGCCAATTAGATACTTTGAAACTTGGATGAAGTATATTGCTGGAGAACAAATAGCAGAATCCGATGGTCGTCCTAGTATTAAGTCTGAAGATTATTTTTATAGGATGAATTATCCAACAGATTATATTTGTAATCAGGGATTGACTGTAACTAAATTTGAAAGAAGTAGTATTGGTTCTGTGAAAGGTAGTAAAGCGGATATTTTAACATATAATTTTGTAAATGCTTTTCCTATTGCCTTACAATCAATGTCAGTATCTTATGATAGTTCTTCATTGTTAAAATGCACAGTTTCTTTTTCATATATTAGATATTATGTAACCCCAGCGTCTCAAGATTCTCAATCAACAACACCAAATCCAACTCAACAAGCTTCTATTAATGGAAGTTCATTTAATACATCAGATTTAGGGTTAGATTATGGTAACTACACTGTTACTGGTGGTGTAAATTATTCCGCTGCTCAAGCTTCTGGAAACACTGTCCAGCAATCTTTTTCTGGAGAACAACTCTTTTAACTGATCTAAATAATCACACTGAACAATCTATAGGACATTATGCCATTACCAAAGATTTCTACGCCAACTTATGAACTTGAGTTGCCATCGTCAGGACAAACAATTAAATACAGACCTTTCCTAGTCAAAGAAGAAAAGCTTTTAGTAATTGCTTTAGAAAGTGAAGATACGAAGCAAATTACAAATGCTATTAAGGCAGTAATCAAGAACTGTATTTCTACCAAAGATATTAAAGTAGAAACTTTACCAACCTTTGATATTGAATATCTGTTCCTTAACATTAGAGGAAAGTCTGTTGGGGAAGAAGTTGAAGTCAATATTATTTGTCCAGATGATGGAGAAACTAATGTAAGTGTTAGCATTAGTCTAGATGATATCAAAGTTCAGAAAAATGAAGAGCACACCAACAGAATCAAAGTTGATGGTAACATTATGATGGAAATGAAGTATCCATCACTTGAACAGTTTATCAAGAACAACTTTGATTTTAATAATGAGAATGCGATGGAGCAATCTTTTGATTTGATTTCATCTTGTATTGATAAAATTTACACTGAAGATGAAGTATGGTCTGCTTCAGATGTCACTAAAAAAGAACTTACTGACTTCTT